CGTTATTGGTCGTTACTGTTGACATATTAACCTTTAATCATACTAGTATATAAGCAAAAGTTATCATAATAAACAATAGTATAAGCATAACTAGACTGTAGGGCTATTAAAACGTATTTACTGTTATATATTTGTGTTATTTGTTTCGTAAATAATACGTGTTTTAGTTCCTATAGATAGAATAAAATCTATGTCAATAAATAAGTTAGTACAAACTAATTAATTTATTTTTTTTTTTTTTTTTTTGACACGAACAGGGCTATATAAGCGTATCGATATAGGTAGGGCTATATAAGCGTTATGGGCTATATAAACGTTACTAGTCACAATAGGGCTATATTAACGTTGCTAATAAATAGGGCTATATAAGCGTTGATCGTAGACTTAAAAAAAAGGGCTTAACTAAATAAGCCTGTTTTTCCAACGTGGCAATTTGGAATCTTTAAGTCTTTAATCACTGAGTCAATAGCTATATTAACTATTGTCCCAGTTGACGACTTATCACAGCAAACGTCACACGTTGAGACGCCTGCGTCCGTCCATTTCTGGTGTATGTCGTCTTTAATAGACTGACATGTCACACAAATAAATCGAGTCATAACAAATAAAACACATACTGATATAAAAGTCAATGTTATCACAACGTTAATATAACCCTTAAGGGCTCACAAATGGGCTATATAAGCGTTCCTGACGACTTGAAAAAAATTAAGGGCTTACAATATACCAATCTTGTGAGTTTATGGGCTCACCGTTAAGGTATAGTTGAAAGTCCTTTTGATGTACTGAAACGCCCCGTAAATTGTTAAGGCGTTCTTTTGTCGTGTGTGAATTCCAACCAGCTAGACTTATCATGGTTTGTCCGTTGTCGTCATGTTTTGCAATCATATTGCCATGAAGACGCAAAACGCCCCCATTGACCATTGTATTGCCCCTATTGAAGTTATAACCATTGTCAAAAGCCATGCCAGCGTTTGCACCTATTTGGGTCATAACAAACAAAACACTAACTAATATAAAAGCGTGTGTTATCATAACGTTAATAAAGCCCATATGGACATAATACGGACACAAAAAGGGCTATATAAGCGTTGATGATGATGACAAAAAAAAGAGGGCTAGTCTAGCTTGTAGTTAGCCCCTTTTGGAAGTCCGTCTGACAGTTTCTGGAAGTCCATACCAAATATCTCACTATAAGAGCCATATTGACGCTCTTTTGGGTATGTCCAAAAGTCATTGATAACATAACCAACGGTATCAAAAACCTCTTCCATGTTTGCCTTATTGGTATAGTGACCTTCCTTCCTAAAGCGGTCTACAGCTCGGTCTATATTCGAGAGTGTGTCAGTCATGACCTTACTAAACTCAATGAGTTCTTCAATCATGCCTTGATACTTTGCTGGGACATTTAGGTCGTCCTTTTCGCAGTCCTCTAGTTCTCCATGCATACCTAACATAACAAAACAACAGTATACTAATACTTAAGTGAATGTTATTACTTTTTATTTTTTTTAAAAAAATGGCTAAAAGGGGCTATATAAGCGTTCCTAACCAGCAGGTCTAGCCAGCAAAAATAGGGGTATATTAGCGTATAGGCACATGCAATAAAAAGAAAGGATTGGGGTTATTCCCCGTCCATGCTGAAGAAGTGCATCGTGATTTTGGCGTCCTTGAGCCATTTCCTGTTTTGGAAGTGTCGGATTGATACCAATCTAAATCCAACCTCCAACATTCTTGCAATGAGCCTTGTCAACACTCTACCTCTGATTTCTAAGCTGTTGTAGCCTTCGAAATTGTGACTTGTGATAGTCACCTCACAAGTATAGAATGCTGTCTCGTTTAGTTCATCACCAAATGATTCACTGTCATCGTTTGGATAGAACTCGACCTCAGACACTTCGAATTTGTCATCGTTGTGTCTCATTGCTTGTGTTGCTATTTCACGAACTACCTCTTCATAGGTACTGTCCTGTACCGTACTCTCATTGTTCTGTGTTGCTACTTGAGACATTCTAACCTCTCTAAACTGAAGTTACATATAAGCAAATGTTATTGCTTTTAATTTTATTTTTTTTTTAAAATATGGCATAAATGGGGTACTTAAGCGTTGAGGGGTACTTAAGCGTATCGTTGATAACCATTGTATCCATTGTATGCATACTATCAATAGTAAGCATAATATACATACTATCAATACTAAAACATCAAACAGGGGTACTTAAGCGTTGCGATAACACTCACTTATATATGATAACATTCTAGGAGAGGTATGTCTAGCAAATATGATGCAGAAAGTCGACACCCATTCGCAGACGAATTGCAATGTGGATTCTGCAAGGAAACAAAACCACGAAACGAAGTGAATGTTTTGCAAAGTGGTGGCTTGAAAGACGGTTCAGATGATGAACCAGCACACCCATTTGCTCACTGTCAGTTCGTGTGTAATGACTGCAGGGACTTTATGTTTGTCCCAATAGAAAACAACATAGCCCAAGCAATGAGTGCGATAGCGGGGAGACCACTATGACCCGACACCTCTTGAAACATGGAGAAATGACTAACGAGCAACTCATTAGAGAGATGCAAAAGACAGACGCAATAGTCGCAGTAGCTGTAAAGGCTATGCAGACTTTGTTAAAACACGAGGACAAGTCAAACTCTTCGGAGTTTAATTGGTTGAGTGAATCAATCAAAGACTTCCTAGAAGACCACGATTATGAAGTCCCACATAGGTGCTGGGCTTGTGGTAAGATGGTGGATTCAAACACACCAAAACATGAGGGTGGCATCTAATGGAAGTGCCATCACCAGAATGGGATAAAGCCTTAGCAGACTCCCAAGAATGCAAAGAAGCCCAAAAACTCGAAAGAGCTTCATTGAAAACATCAGGCTATGAATATGACATAGATGATGACACGGTAGCCGAACTTGAAGAGTTAGACCCAACAGGAAAGACCCTTGAGAAACACTGCACAAACTTAGCAGAGGTTGAGGCAGAACAGGCAATCGCTGACAAGGCATATGAAGACCATATGAAAGCATGCCCACAATGCAAGCCATACTTTGACCAAGTGCTTATCAATAGGAGAGACCTCTAATGGCACACTTAGACAGAAGTAACTATTTGCCATTCCATAACGAGTACAAAATGTACAGCGTTAGAATGCAAAGAGAAAACAAACAGACCAGCGAAATGGAAGACTTTGAAGTCCGTATCATTCAGAATGAAGACGGAGGCTTTCAAATCGATGTAGTGGGCGAGGGTCTTGGTACAGACCTAGACTTTGATGAAGACTTAGACCTTATCAAAGTACATGACGAAGAAGGATATTGGGAGACAACATAGTCTAACCAATCACTCTATTTTTTTTTACTAAACATTTCCACAGTGTTAGAGAATAAAACACTCCGTTGGTAGTGCACAGATAAAATAATTCAATTTTTGCGTTTTTTGTAATACAAAGATACAGATCACGACTAAGACCTTTGAAAAGATTTATATACGGGGTGTGACGGGAGGTAGGAATGAAGAAAGATACAAAACTTAGAACAACATGTGAAGTAGCCTTTGACGTAGCATTAGGCTGTGCAGTTGCCACAGCGTTGAACTATACAATACTACCACACTACATAGAGACGATACAAAGCGGAGAACCAATAGGTATGCTCACAATTTCGTTCTGGTACGTTGCAGCGAGTTTTATACGAAAGTACCTAATCAGGCGGTGGTTCGTAAATATGAAGAGAAGGACTACTCCTTATCGGGAGATTTGTCGCTGTTTATCCCGTTTGAAACCATAGTTCCCTGTAAACGAAATATACATCTTATAAGTTGACGCTTGCTATGTTCACCAAACACATCGTTGCAGACTATGCATAAGATCTTGCTTAACTGCTTGTTTCCTACACTAGGCATGTCTATCTAACACCGAAGGGGAATATTCGCCCATATCGAACGAAGTCTCTTCCTTCACCCCCGCTTTTTCTACAGGGTGTTTTATATGGTAATCTTCCCAAAAATAATACAAAGCAAGGATACAACCAAGTGGTATAAGAAAACCAGTAGCAAAACAAAACACTGCAAAGAATAATATCTTAAAGTTACCCATCTCTTCTCACCCAATCTTCATCATGGCAGGAACACCTGCAATGGTGTTCACAGTTCGCACTTATGCAAGAACTGCACTTTAACTTCATTTAAACAGCCCCCTTTTTATAATACCGAATGCATATCCAATATACCAAAGTGTTGACTTTGGATCATGAGGTATCATCTCAAACGCCCAGCGTACTTCCATTCTATCTATTTCATCATATTTCAATGTCCTTTCTCCCATTCAAAATTACAATCAGGGCACGTCCACCACTTTTTAATTAGTTTAACGTTTTCTTCCAAACAATTTCTACATTTCATATTTTTAACGCCTTTGGGTATCGCTCTCTAGTTTTATTCCAATATATACTTCTACACTTTCTGCTAGCACAAGACTTTGGCTCTTCTAATTTGCTTATCCATCTGTTACCACATCGGTTACAAACATGCATAAAATATTTATCGAATAGTTCTAGGCTCATTTTTTCTCTCTTCTAATTCTCTCTCTTTCAAGATACTTCTCTGCTAATGTAAGCAAATCTTCTGCCTTTTCATCATCAGATACTAGATGAACACCGAGATTTTTGTTATAGGCTGTCGTGTAGTCGTTCAATTCTATGTGTACTTCAAATGTCATACAATACAACTAATGTATGCTAATATAAACGTTTCGTTTAGCAGTCTCTGCCCATTTGATAACACCACTCATAAAATGAGTTTGGTGTTTGTGCTGGTTCTGGTATTATTGAAGGTATTTCTACCCCAGCCAGACCTGTAGATACTGCTGTAAATGCTAATATTACTAACAATACTAGGAATGTTACCCCTATCCCAAATTTTTCGTAATTCATGGATTCAACCCATAATGTGTATAAACATTATTGCACGTCTTTGTTTCTGATATGAATCTTTCTGTACATCTTTCAGTCTTATCCATACCTTTTATTTGGTCGTTGCCATATATAACTATTGTGATGTACATGCACCAAACCATGAGTAGGATTATCCCCACAGTGACCATATTAGTCATTGTTTTATTCAATTCAACACCAAACCAAATTTTCGAGCAAACCTTCGGTTTGCGGAGTAGACTTGTTAATTGGCGTCATCGTCAAGTTGCTCCTGTTTAATTTCTTTAATTTTATCTTCTGCTAAAAATTTTAACTTCCAGTACGTTCGTTTGTCGGACTGCGGTATATCCTCCATACTTTTTACCTTTTTACCGAATACTAATTCAAACCACCGAATAAGCGTTAAGTAGTCTTCTGGTTCTAGTTCTACCATACTTGAAAGGGTATTTAAACAACTAATAAACTTTAGTGTGTCTAGCTGGCTAGCTTAAGACCAGACCTCCTTTTCGTATTAATCTACTCAGGTATGCGAACTCACACTACTAGACGAATATAAGAATCTTAATATATGATATAAGTATATCTATTTCATGGTAGATTTAATCAAAAAGAAGGACAAGCCAACAAAAAGTTGTATTTGTGCAGGAAGCAGGAATGTATATTGCCAGAAACATGGCGATGTGTCTAACATTAAGTGACAAAACCATTACAAAACCTGACAAAGTTTATAAAGTAGCAATATAAAGACATTATATGGGTATTAGTGACTCCTTAAGGAACGTTTATAGAAGTTTATCTGGTTCTAACAAGAGTATGACTGAAACAACCACCCGACCTAGCATTGCTCAGCCTTATATGAGCACTGATACAGGTGCAAAATTACCAATTTTTCCATTTCCGCTTATAATGATTTATGAGTTGGCAGATAATATTGATGCATTAAGGATACCTATAGAGACTTTAAACAGAGAGATGTTCAAAAACGGTTTTGAGGTTGTAGAAAAATGGAAATTTAAGTGTAATGATTGCTCAAAAGAGTTTCAATACGCCCCCCTAAAGAGTGAAGCACCAGATGAACAACCATTCCAGACAAATCAAGATAATGAATCACGCTCTCTATCATCAAAACCAAGTGTAGTAAAGGCTAGCACAGAGGAGTTTAACCCACTAAAAGACCTACAATGTGATACTTGTGGTTCTGAAAACTTGGCAAGACCTGAACCAAAGAACAGGAAGGTGTTAGAAGAACTTATGACAGACCCAGTAAACGGAAACGATCAAACTCTTGAAGATGTTGCAAGACAATTAGAGAGAGATTTAGATATTGCAGACAATGCATATTTACTTTTACTAAAAAATTACAGCATTGATGACCGAAGCGGTATCATTAACCATGAAAGGACTGAGATAAAAGAAATGATACGGATAGACCCACCACAAGTGGCTCTTATTTCAGACAGTGATGGTCGTATTGGTTACGATGACAAGCGAAGAAAAGTATTTGTATGTCCAAGATTCGAGCACAGGGACAAAAGATTGTCAGACCCAATATGCGACAGGTGTGGAGCACATGCATTAAAGGCTATTTGTGAAGTTAACTCTGTTTATTCCATTGGTATACCTCAACCAAAGCGTGTTGTTTACGGTGAAGGTGAAATTATTTGGAAGGCAGGTAAATATAAACCAAGTTTACTTTATGGTTACTCTCCAATTTACTCAATTTGGTCAAAGGCTATGGCATTGTCACATATGGACGAGTACATTAGAAAATATTTCGATAAAATGAGACCTCCAAGAGGTATGTTAGTAATTGCTTCACGTAATTACGAAACATTTAGAAAATCATGGGACGTTTTGGAGCAAAAAGCAACCGAAGACCCATACATGATACACCCATTGCTTGTTGAAAGCGACAAAGGAGGAAAAAATATGGCTCAGTGGATCGATTTCACGGGTTCTTTGAAGGAATTAGACTTTATGGACATGAGAAGAGAACTCAGAATGATAATCGGAGCAGTTTTTGGAGTTTTACCACTTTATTTTGGAGAATTACCTTCTGGTTGGTCACAAGAGGGATTACAAGTTACAATTACAAACAGAGCAGTTGCATGGGGACAAGATGTTTTGAAAAAAGCATTCTTTACTAAACTTGCTGCACTTGTTGGTGTTACAGATTGGGAATTAAGATTAAAGGCAGGAGAAGAAACAGACAAATTAAGAGATTTGCAAACAGAAGGAGTAGAATTACAGAACATGCAGTTGTTACAGGCAATGGGATTCGAAATAACAAGAACACACACTGGAGAATTCAAGGTATCCAAGAACCCTGTTATGGGAACTATGGATATGATGATGGCTGGTGGAGCAGAAGGAAAAGAGGGTAGAGGTAGAGGAACTGCAGCACCAGAAGAAGAGACACAAAGGATACAAGGAGAACCTAAAAAGAGAAGACCATCAGATGATGGTGGAGTAGCACAGGGTCACCCAGCAAGCGGAAAGAATACAAGTATGAGTAAGAAATCAGTGCCACCAATTTATTATCTTGAACATAATAAATTTCCAGATGGAATTAATCAGGGCAACTTTAAAGTAGTAAAAGATACATTACAAAGTGCAGTAGACATGCAATGGAAGAAAACTAAAACTGTAAACGAATTAAGATCAAGGGCAGGTATGACTGTAAGACAGGCTCGTGAATTAGTTAAATCTGAACTTGCAAACACGAGAAGATGGGAAGACGAAGACGAGGAATAAGTTTATATACAACAAATATGATGAATATATATGGCAACTAAGAAAAAAATAGTCGAAAAGACAACCGCAAAAGTAGAAACAAAGACACCATCAACAAAGGGCACTGATGCTGGAACACAATACAGTCACTGGACAAAGAACCCACACGGAGTAGAAGCAAATATAGTGGAAGTGAAGGGTGGAAAAGTCAATACATACAAAAAAGCAGGATCTGTTTACACTGCAGATTTTAAAGTTATAGACGACACAATAGAAGAAATAAAGAAAGAGTGTAGAAAAGTCTGTAAGAGTGACTACGTTGCAAACAACATCTCTATCATATTAGAAGACGCATTAAAAAAAGTTAGATTATCTTACACTTGACAAAATTAAATGTTGATACTGGCGGAGAGCAAGTAGGAAAAAAACTCTGGGAGAGACACCAGAAAGACGAGTATACACATGTAGATAATTATAAAGAAGCTATATGTATAAACTGTTTTAAGAAGGACGCTGCAGCAGCTACGGTGATGGACATCTGTGGAGAGTGTGCAGGTAAGCGTGGTAGAGAACCACTATTAGCAAAAGTTACTGATAAGATGTATGGTCTCTGTTATTTTTGTGGAGAATACAAATTTCATATTGAACAAATAAATGCAAGATTATGTCACAAATGTCATAGAAAAGTTGCAAATGTAACTAAAGAGTATAACAAGAAGGGTGGAATGTTTTATGCAGACCCATTCTGGATAAGAATGAGACAGAAATTAGGCAAGGACTGGAAGTCTTTGATGCAACAACCAGTAAGTAATAGAAGATAATTATTTTACTAGTACTAAATCTACCTTATTAGAAGTAACATTAAAAAACTTATATTTTGTATCTACCTTTTTTGTTTTCTCTGGTAGGTCGCCCCAAAATCTTCCAACTCTTATTGACATTAATGGCTTTCTTAATTTTCTTGCCACAAAATCAACTGTTTGGTTTTTAGGATTGAATGAAATCTTATCATGTAATACAAGTTTTTCATCACCTTTTAAATGTTTCTTAATATTGTTTAATTGAAAGCACGCTATACTTCTTGATACATCTGGGTGTTCAAACAATCTTAAACAGTCTAAAACAAGCATTAATTTCTCATCTGGTGTAATATATAAATCCGCCAGAGGTAATGATGCCTCGTTCACTTCTGCCTTTGGGTTTATTCTCTCATTGTTTCTTTTAACATATTCGTCTACGTTTTGATACACATGAAATGAAATACCCATAATAGGCTTACCGTATACTTTATAATAAACCTTTCTATTATAACTGTATGGATAGCACTATTGAGTGCCAGTGTGGTAATAAGCAATATGGTTATTATTCAGGTGCAACGGTTGTGTATATTTGTTTTAAATGTGGTAAGTTTGCATGCTTCGGTGGTAGCAAACAACTACAAGAGATATTTATGACAGACACAAATGTTATATTGGATCTCATTAAAGAGGGAACGTTAAAACGCATTGATAATTTAAATACTTCTGATTACAAGTAGTACTATGTTAGAAAATGTGTTCGAAGCTGTTGTATTGGCTTCTATACTAGGTTGTGGAGGTGTTCTATTTGGCTTTTTTAGAAAACTCCAGAGAACTTCAAACGACCTATGTAGGAAGGTAGAAAACCTACAAAAAGCCCTTATTATTTTGTCTTCTGCGTTAGACAGGCAAACCAACATGCTACACCCAGAGAAAAACCCAAACTCGGATTTGGACGACCTCGTGAGTAAAATTCTGGACGATTAGCAGAATGTTTATATAATCGAACGATGTGGTCATGTTTATGGTAGACCCAACATTAGTAACAGTTGCAGCAGCAGTCACAGGAGCTGGATTAAATACTCTGAGAGGATATTTACACAGCGAAGGCGACTCATACTCTGCTAAAAAACTAGGTGGAGCATTAATCATTTCTACATTCGCTGCAATAGCCGTAGCACAAACTATAGCCATTGATTCAGTCGGACTGATAGGATTAGCATTAATAGGACTTTCAACTGGTTTCG